GCAGCCGAATCCGCAGCCGAATCCGCAGCTTCAATCTTTTTCTGTGCCGCTTGCAGAAGCGCAAGCGACGTGATGACCTTCAGCTTTCGCAACGCGGTTGCATGCTCGCCCAGCCCCGCAACGTCAAGAAACGCCGGAAGGAACGTGCGTACTGTCCAGTCAATCGCCATGTAACCACGGCGGCTCTCCGCGCGCTTGCTTTTGCTGGCTCCCACAAACAGCGGAAGCACCGGGCGCAAAAGCCTTGCGCGTTCTTCTGCCGTCTGTAACGCATCGTTCCATGCGCGCCCCGCTGCCGCCAAAGATGCCGGGACATTGGGTGGGTTGTCGCTGTGCTTCTGTTTCGTTACCTTTGCCACTGCTTCGAGCGCGCAATACTCGCCTTGCGCTTCTGTGTGCGCACCGCTCGCTAGCGGAATGTCACACAGCGCCGCCGCGATTGCCGCAACGTCTTCTACCTTTCTTTCCATATAGTTGCCTCTCTGCCGTTTGGGTGTGCGCGAGACTTGGGACTCGCGCTGTGCATTAGACGCCGGGGTGTAGCGTCTTGCCTCAGCATCCGCTAGCTTAGGCACTCCCGGCGTTCCCTCTGCGCTATGTCACTCGCGAACCGTCAACAGTGCCGCTCTCTTTGGAGTGTCGCCTAGGGAACCTAGGCCGGAAGCGATACCGCGAGTACATAGCCCTTCAAAATCTCTCTTGAAGTGACCGAACACTGACCGTTCGGAGCGGGGCGCCTGAGTGGAGAGCGGCGACAGCCAGATACCTTGCAAGTGCCGTGCCACAGTTTCAAAGCATCGTTTTAGCCCGTGGTATTGCATTCTGCCCAGTTACTTCGGTTTATCTTCGTTCCGCATTGTGCGAGGATCGTTGCGTTTTACCTAAACCGTACAAACCCCGAAAGGCAGGTAGCCAGATCGACACTACTCGTAAGTATTGGTAAGCATTTGGTAAATGTCATGTTTTTGTTATGTCATTGGTATATAAGCACTTGTAAGTAATGTAAGTATGTAAGTAATGTTTGTTATTCTATTCTATATCTACTACTAAAGGAGTACACACTACTTGTACTGAACGCCGGGGCTGGGGGACGTAGGATAGCGGATGTGAACCGGGAAAAACGCTTGTATGCTTGCAAGTCATTGCGGCATATAGAGATAATACTTACGGATACGTTTGCGAGCATACTTACGATACTTACGAGCTACCGAAAGGAACCCGAACCAGCTATATTACGCCTTCTATATAGTGCGCTGCACTAAAGCGCATCCAAATTAGCCAATGAAGCCCATACGGGCAGTTTGGCAACGTGAGTTAGCTAACTGGCAGTATGGGACTTAGGACGATGGCAAAGGGAAATAAGATGTTTGGAAAGGTGAAGGGCGCTGAAGTGCCAGCCGCCACGGTAAAGAGCGTAACCAAGGCGCCAGTAATGGGAAAGACGGCAAAGCCCAACATCGGGGGCGGTAAGTTTGTTCATGCTCGCCCAGAAGGCAGCGCGCATGCTCCGGGTGGCGTTGGTATCAAGCCGCTTCCGTTTGCGCATTCAAGCTCGCACAACTAGACCGAACGATGGCAAAGCCGCTAATCAAGCCCAGCCATCGTGGGCTACTCCACAAAGAGCTAGGCGTCAAGCAGGATCGGAAGATTGGTGCGGCCAAGCTGAACGCGGCTGAAGCTCGCGCAAAGCGCACGCACAATACCGCGCTGGAAAAGCGGGTAGTGTTCGCCAAGAACTTTGGACACAAGGAAGCAGGACACGAACCGCTCCCGGTTGAGCATTCAAGCAAACACCACTAACCGAACGAACGCCGAAACCGTAGCACCCGAATAAATACCGAATCAGGGGCTACGGTCGATTGGCCCGCAATCACGCTAGGATCGCTTCTAATCGACTGCGGCCTTTTCGGGCGGTTAGGGTACGCAAAAACGGACAGTTTTAACTAAGTCAGTGTAAATACACGACTTAGTATTCCGAACATCCTAACACGTTCGGGCCTCTAATCGCCTCCTAGGCGTTTGGGTGCATCTACGGCGGTTACTGTGGGGGTTGGATGGCAGGACAGCCAAAGCGCCGGACAATCATAGCTGAACTAGAGCGGCGAACGCGCGCCCGGTTTGACGAGAATGAAGGCGAGGGACGAACGATCCTAGACTATGTAGTTGATTGGATCGAAAGCGGCGGCACACTTATTGCACTCGCGAAAGAGCTAGAAGCGAAGCTGAGGATACCGATAGAGCGCGCGGTTATCCCTAACCTGCTGCGCAATATGTTCGGGGACACTGAGAGCGACACACGGCTAGCAAACGCACGTACCCGCGCGTCTCATGTACTGGCAGAGGAAAGCGTTACGCTGCTAGATGAACCCGCCGACAACATGGTAGACGTGACTCGCGCGCGGGACCGCTCTAAGTCCCGGCAGTGGCTAGCTTCGACGTGGAACCGCGACACCTACGGTAGCACGAAGGGCAACAACGTGACTATCTCTATTGGTAGCTTGCACTTAGACGCACTGCGAGCGCGCCAAGCTGCACCAGCGATGACAGCTAGTGCCGCTACTAGTGTAACGATGCTGCCGACTGCCAAAGCATCCAACGAAACCACGGTCGCACCTGAAGATGTGCAAGTGATTGAGCACTAATCACTTAGCAATCTGACTGCGTATAATATACATTATGTAAACCTGAGTGAGTTGGCACGATACTTGCAAAGGTTCGGGGTCTGTTTGTCAGGGAAAGGAGGACGAAGAAAAACCGAACCCCCCCTGAAATCCTAGGCTCTCCCCGGCGTTTGCCACCGGGGGGGGATAGCTACACGGCTGACAATCCGCTATATTACGGCGTCAGGAAAAATTTTCCCTCCATACACGGGTAGCCCTCCCCCGAAAAAATTTTGGGCATTCTGGTTAGCAGGGCGCGCGGCGGTTGTAGACCACACCCAAAAGATCGCGTCTCCCACCGCCCCTGCTAATCTGCCTCTCGGGGCCACCCCGTCGATCCGGACACCGGAACAGAGAAGGAAATCGAAATGTCGTTGCGTGCCTATTTTACCGATACCATCAAAATTGCGGAGGCGCACTTCACCCGCGCCGCCAACACGACCGCCTATACAGCTGGGCAGGTCATTTCCGATGGTGCGACTACCCACATGATGAAGTTCGCGAATGCTTCGCGGGCATCCGGCTACGGTGCCGGTCGCGGCGGGTACATTACCAAAGTGCGTATCTTTACGGACAACAAGAGTTGGACTGGCAAGATGCGGCTTTACCTGTACAACCTGAATGAGACCGGCGTGAGCATCCCCGCCGATGCTGCCCTGATGACCACAATCTACGCCGACCGCGCTGCGCGCCTCGGTTACATCGACGTTGGCACAATGGCAAATGACGACTCCGGTGCCAATTCTACTGGTGCCTACGTCGAAGCTGCCCTTCCACAGCCCTTTGCCTATGAGGTAGCCGCAACGGTCCAGCCGAACGGCGATGATGCCATCTACGGGGTTCTGGTGGTCGAGAATGGTGCCACGCCGACCTCTGGGCAGAACTTTAGCGTCGAGTTGACCTTCCACCGCGCCTAAATGCTGATTGATTATCTTCCGTTGCTCTACCCGTGGTCAAACGCGAGCGGCAGTGGCGGCGTTGTAGCACCTAGTCTTGACGTGATAAATTCAACGTCTCAGCCGAGTCAGGATACTTCGTCTGCGGCGGGTGGTGATCCCATCACAATCACAGGAAATCACCTAAACGATGCCTCAACTACAGTCACGGTAGGGGGCACGTCCGCTAGTATCACCGCAAAATCGCTAAATAGCCTGACGTTTACGGCCCCGGCAAAAACAGCAAATGCGGGTTACGATATTGTGGTAGCCAACAGCAAGGGCAGTGCAACACTGACTGCTGCGCTGGAATATCTGCCCGCGTCCACCACAATTATTAGCGAGGCTCTACCAGAAGAAGGCTCTTTCGGGGCTTTTGCCGCAAACCCAAGTCTGCAAGGTGTTACTGCCGTGGTGCGACCCGCCGCTGCATGGCGCGGAAGTCACGCGGTACAGTGCAGTTCGACGGTGACGGGAACAGATGTGACCGGGGTACAACTAAACTCCGCACCGTTTTCTGTATCAGGTACAAACGGCATTTACACGGATGCGGTATACACGCTTCCTAGTGCTACAATTGCAAATGTCACGGCCCAAATAAAACTACACCTTACCCGTGTCGGGAATGTCGAACCGGGCGGCTATATTTTTGGCCCCGGGACAGATTACCCCGGTGGCGGGTTGACTACGCTAAATACGCAGATTGACTTCGCCCCGCTCTCGTTGCTTGAAGCGACGGGCATCCCTTTTGGAGACGGGGTGTTTGTGCGCATAACAACGTGGTATTTCTGGGACGGTACAAACGGTCATATGCGCCTGTGGGTGAATGGCAAGAAGCGTCCCGGCAGTTCGTTTACTGGCACTACGGCCCTTAGCAACAGTAGTGGCTTCTCACTCGCACTCGGCATGAACTACTGCAAGTTGCCTGCTGGTCCAATTGCGAGTATCCTCGGGCGGGCATGGGTGGGTGACGGATTTCCAGTTCAACCCGCCGCAATCGCTCCGGTTACGACTCCGGCTGCAAAAGCGTTTAGTTCGTCTGCCACACTAACAGTCAATACACCAACGTCTGTTACTACAATTGCTTCAGCCGTTCCAGCGGGAGCGTATATGCGTGTCGGACTACGCATTGGTGGTGGCGGCGCGGTCACGGTTGTTTATAACAACGGCACAACGAATACAGCGCTAAAACCAATCGGCACTTCTGGAATAGTTTCTCCGGGCGGCAATCAGGCGTATGTATTTGCGGCGAAAAATGTACTTGCTGCGGGCGCAGGAGTCGGGACTATCACGGTCACGAACGCCGATAGCAATACAATTCGCGGTGCGTATCTGATCGAAACTGGCCCGGATGCTGTTTCCCCTTACGATGTTGGGAATGTGAATCCAACCCAGATCGGAACGGGTACCACGGGTGACTCTGGAAGCTTCACCGGAAGCGGCAATAATCAGTTCTCAGCATTCTTTGTAATGACCGATGGCGATGGGTCAGCAAACGGCTACGCAGCTACCGGCTTTACTGTTGTTTCTGCCGATATCCGTACTGCGTGGGCTTATAGGAATGATGCGACCCCGACTACAGTTCGCTATCAGCCTTCTTTGAGCGCAAGTGTAGGATGGGTAGTTGTCGGCTGGGCTACTCAATAAAATGATCTACCCAATCACCCCCGCCGCCGCTGGCGTCATTCGTGATAGTCACTATGCCTTCTCAAACCAGACACAGGGGTTTGAGAAGTGTGTGCTGCTCGAAGGCGGCAGTACCAACTTGGCACTCGGGTCAAACCTGTTCGGAGACGGAACATATTGGCAAAATCCAAACCACTTCGTTCTGACCCCAGCGCCGAGTATAGTCGCGGGGCAAACAGCTACTCGGCATCTTAACAATGGAGATAGTAGCGGTTTGAATTTCCGTGCGCAGACGGTAGGTACTTTTGTAAACGGACAGACCGATACGTTCTACGTGATTGTAGAGAATGATCCGACGATGCCTGCTACTACAATGCGTATGGGCATCTACGATACGAGTGGCGGGGGTGGTCCGGTAAATTCAATTGATTTTAACTGGGCTACACACGTCACTACAAACGCGAGTGGTGGCGGTCTTCATGGTGCAGTTCAGCTAGACGATACGCGGTGGCTTGTCTGGGCAAATGCCACTGGCAACCCATCTGGTATTGGCGGCGGGGGAAACCCACGCGAAGTCTTCGTATATCCGTCTGGTAGTTTTGTGAATGGTCAAGCGGCCATTCTGCATCACGCGCAACTTGAACCCAACCAATCCCTACCCACTAGTCCGATTATTACCGTCGGCACGCCCAAGAACCGTAACCCCGATTCATTGACATTCCCCGCCACCCCGACACTGCCACTAACGCTATATATTCGGTTTATTAATCTTGGTACTACAGAAGTTGGCGCATTCAATGGGCACATTATAGGACTCGGACGAGGCGCGTCGATAGCAAACACCTTCCTGATTATCTCGGGTGGGCTAGGCGAAATTGCTGCGCGTTTCTATAACCACGCAACTACGACAACCACCGAACAGTCAGGCCGCATTGCTACATTTAATGATGTAGTAGAAATTCGCGCCACCCTTGATACAACCGGCATTCCAACACTGGGTATTTCTATCAATGGAGACGCCGAAACCGTTTCAACAGTGAGCGGCATTACTCCGGACCCTACTTGGACCCAGAATATCTTGACTCTTACCGTCAACGGCGATGGTACGTCCAATGCTGGATTTCATGGTCTGACGCACGTTCACATCGAACAGGGCATTCAGACGATGGATTACATGCGCGCCAAGGCGAGAGCCTAATTGCCGACCCAGAATCCGTTTGAGCAGTTCCTAGACCTCTACGCCAACGCTTGCGCGCGTTTCGTAGAAGATGTTCTCGGCATGGACGGCAACGATGCGCTGCACACCATTGATGACGACCAGCGCGCTCTGATGGACGCGGTGTCACGCGGGGAGCGGCGTATTTCCGTGCGATCAGGCCACGGAGTCGGCAAGACGACCGTACTCGCGTGGATCATCGTCTGGCATATTGTCTGTAAGTTCCCGCAGAAGACTGTCTCCACGGCACCGACGAGCGGACAACTCTTCGACGCTCTTGCCGCCGAGACTGTGACGTGGATGAAGAAGTTGCCACCCGACTTGTTCAAACTCTTTGAAATCAAGACGGATAGCATTTCGCTTATCTCCGCGCCGGAAGAGTCGTTCATTGCGTTTAAGACCAGCCGCCCCGAGACGCCGGAAGCACTGGCCGGTGTTCACTCGCCGGGTTGGGTGTTGCTGATTGGCGACGAAGCCAGCGGTATTCCGGAAGCCGTGTATGAAGCGGCATCTGGTTCCATGTCGGGGCACAACGCCTGCACGATTCTCGCCGGGAACCCGGTTAGAACGAGCGGTCTATTCTTTGACACGCACAATAAGCTGAAGGATATGTGGTTCACGATGCATATTTCGTGCGTCGGCCACCCGCGCATTTCTCCGGACTTCATCGAAGACATGCGCCGTCGCTACGGCGAGGATTCAAACGCCTTCCGTGTGCGCGTACTGGGCGAATTCCCCAAGGCGGAAGATGACCGGGTAATCCCCTACGAGTTGCTTCAGATGGCGCTAATGCGCGATGTGCAAGCGAACTCCGCGCGCCCCGTGTGGGGCGTGGACGTAGCCGGTGCGGGACAGGACAAGTCGGCGCTGGCGAAGCGCAAAGGCAACGTGCTTCAGGAGCGCGTGCGCACTTGGGCCGGACTGGACACGATGCAGTTGGTGGGGCAGATCAAGATTGAGTGGGACATGGCGCGTGATTCAGAACGTCCGGAAGGAATCTACGTGGATGCGATTGGTCTTGGTGCGGGCGTTGCCTCGCGACTGCAAGAAATGGGACTGCCCGCGTTCGCGGTGAACGTTTCGGAGCTTCCGGCGCTGCGCCCACTCTACCGCAACTTGAAAGCCGAACTCTGGTTCTTGGGGCGCGAGTGGTTTTCGATGCGCGACTGCAATCTGAGTGGTGACACCGATCTTGCGGAGGAACTTGGGGCGGTCGGCTACAAGGCCGCAGAGTCCTCGGGCAAGATTGTCATTGAGAGCAAGGACCAGTTGCGCAAGCGCATGCCGTCGCCCGACCGCGCCGACGCTTTCATCTTGACCTTCGCCGCTCCCGCTTCGACAGCACTGTACGGAAACAAAGCCAGTAAGTCGTGGAACACTCCACTCAAACGGGAGATAAAGGGGATAGTGTAATACGTGAACGAGCAGGCCACTCGGTATCCGAAGTTGCCCTCAAAGATCATGGGGGCCGGTGGTATGATTAAGATTGTTCGCCAAGCTGAACTGACTTACGAAGGAAAAGCGTGCTGGGGACTCTGGGATGAATCAACCCGCACGATCACGATTGACTCTGGCGCTACGCCAGAACATGCACGAAGAGTGTTCTATCACGAAGTCGCCCACGCAATGCTGGCCGATTCGGGTATTGAGAATCTCTTCGATGATAACACAGTAGAAATGCTGTGTGACATGATTGCAACGGGCAGAATGCGCGAGCGGTTCGGCTAATGGCCTACGGGTATACAATGAGCAAGTCCGAGAGTCCGGCGATTCCCCCGGAGTCTCTTGGGCGTAAGGGCGAAGGCATCATGGACGACGAGGATTTCAACTCTATCGTCATGGAAGCCATGTCGCAGAGCGTCCAGTTTGTCGATACGGAACTGAGCTACGAGCGCGCTCGCGCCACAGAAATGTATCTCGGCAAGCCCTTCGGCAACGAGGAAGAGGGGCGCTCACAGGCGATTATGACGGAGCTTCGCGATGCGGTGTCTGGCGCTCTACCTTCGTTCCTACGTGTTCTTTTTGGGGCCGATCATGTCGTTGAGTTTGTCCCCAATAACGCTAAGGGAGTGGACGCAGCGGCACAAGCGACAGATTACGTTCGCTATGTGGTTGAAGAGCAGAATGCGGGTTTCTTGCAGGCGCTCTCGGTCATCAAAGACGGCCTGATTCGTAAGCTCGGCATTTACAAGTGGGTGTGGGACACGTCCGAAGACACCAAGGCGTATAAACTTCAGAACCTCACCAAAGAGCAGGTTGAAGACCTCGCCGCTGATGATGAAGTCGATCTGAAGGAAGTCAAGAAACTCCCGCCGACGAAGCAGGCGACTGCCGACTACGAAGCCGCGAAGACGCAGTTTGCCAACATGATGAAGCAGCACGCGGCTATGGCAGCACAGCCGCAGCAACCCGGAGCGCAAACGCCGCCCGCGCCGCAACCACCGCCGCCACCCATTCAACTACATGACGTTCAGCTTACGCGCACCATCAAAGGTGGTCGCGTCAAAATCTACACACTTCCTCCGGAAGAGTTTATCTTCAACCGCGAAGCGCGTAGCATCGACACCGCCCTTCTTGTGGCTCACCGCACGGATAAAACGCGCGGAGAGCTTATTGCTATGGGCGTTGACGAGGAAGATATCGACGAGTATGGCGGTATGGGCGGTGACGTTGATGTTACACTAAAGGCCAACGCTGAAGAAATCGCTCGTCGCGATGTTGCTGGTATCGGTCGCGTGGTCGGCTATGGCTTCACGCAAGACCCAGAAATGGGCGAAGCGAACCGCAAGATTCTCTACTGCGAAGCGTATATCACGATGGACTATGACGGCGACGGCATTGCGGAACTGCGCAAGGTCTGCACGCTCGGGCCGACATACTATCCGATCAAGAACGATCCGGTGTCAGAGCGTCCGTTCGCGATCTTCACGCCGGACCCGGAACCGCACGCACTGATTGGTGGTTCGTGGGGCGACCGCCTCATGGACATGCAGCGCATTACGTCGATGCTCGTTCGTGGTATGCTCGACTCGCTTTCGGCGTCGATCTTCCCGCGCACGGCCTATCTTGAAGGGCAGGCGAGCGTGGCGGACATTATGAACACTGCTGTCGGCGCTCCGATTCGCGAGCGCGTCAGTGGCGCGGTTCGCACGCTCGAAACGCCGTTCATCGGCAAGGAAGCGATGCCGGTCCTGAGTTTCATGCAGGATGTGATCGAACGCCGCACCGGACAGGAGAAGGGCGCGCAGGGGCTTGACGCCGATGCGCTTCAGTCTACCACGAAGGAAGGCGTCGGGGCTTCGCTGACCGCCGCGCAGGGGCAGACGGAAATGATGCTGCGCATCTTCGCGGAGAGCGCGTTCAAGCCGCTATTCCGTGGTATTCTGCGCCTCTTGATTGAGAATCAGCCGCGCGCCCAGATGGTGCGACTGCGCGGGCAGTGGACGGAAGTGAACCCGAAATCGTGGGACGCGGACATGGACGTGACGGTGAACATCGGTCTTGGGACCACGTTCATCGACAACAAGGTGTCGGCGCTGCTGGCCGTCGCGGCAGAGCAGAAGGATATTCTGACTACCTATGGACCAAACAATCCGATGGTCACGGTGGCGCAGTATCGCGACACGCTCGCGCAAATGCTAAAGTATCGCGGCCTCCCCAACGCCGACGCTTACTTCAAGCAGGTTGATCCGAACTGGCAACCGCCCGCGCCACCGTCCCCGCAGCCGACCCCAGAGCAGGTTCAGGCTCAGGCACAGATGCAGATTGAGAACATGAAGGCGACAAAAGACCTTGCGGTTAAGAAGGATCAGTTGGCGCTCGAAGAAAAGAAGATGGATTTGGACCATGCGTTTAAGCTTCGCGAACTCGCTGTGAACGCCGAGTTGAAGCGGTATGCTATCCATGCTCAGTTCCACATGGACTACACGCAGGCGAACATGGATGATGATGTGAAGCGCGAAATCGCTGAGACGGACGCGACGATTGCAGCGCACACCGCGATTGCGGCCCACGGCCTCGCGGCGGCAGGACAGGCCCACGATCAGGCTCTAGCCACGGTCGATCAGGCCCATAGTCATGCGATGGATCAGGCTCAGATGGAGCAGGACAATTCGAGTGACGATACCGGCGGTGACTCCACGGGAGCATAATGCCAGAAAAGAGCCATGAACAGAAGGTTGCAGATGGTTTGCGACTTGACAATTTCCTGAAAGACGAACTTATCGCCGGGATTATGACCAAACTGGAACGCAAGTTCTACGAGGAATTCAAGGCCAGCGATACCTCTGAGAAGCGCGTTAGAGCATGGGCCAAGGCCGCAGTGCTTGACGAATGGGAAAACGAATTTCGTATTGTTGGCGGTATTGCGGACGCGGCAAAGGTCGCTCTTGCAGCCGAAAGTAAGAAGCGGACTATCCGCTAAACGATCTACCCACTGGACAAATCGCCGTGGAGGCACTAAATTACCATGTCTGAAACCAGCCCCGAGTTGGGAATCACGTCCCCGGACAATTCCCTAGAGACGGCTGCTAAACGTATCGAAACCCTTATCTTTCCGACGAAAGCACCTAAGGCTTCCGAGACGCCCACTGAGAAAACTCCCGCTCCCGACCCCAAAACCTCGGTGAAAACCGAGACGGAGGAATCTCAGACCCCGGAGGAAACCGAGGAAACTCCTGACCCGGAGACTCCCGAAACCCCGGAACAGTCTGACGAAGAAGACGACGAACCCGCAGGTACGGTTCCGCCTCAGAAGTTCAAAGTCAAAGTTGGTGACGAGGAACTAGAGGTAACGGAAGACGACCTGAAGGGCGGCTATCTTCGCACGAAGGACTACACCCAAAAGACTCAGAAACTTGCAGAGGAACGCAAAACCTTTGAGGAAAAGGAAGTTGCTGAAGTCCGAAAGGAACGCGAGCTTTACGCTACGTACCTGAAGCAGTTGGAAGATGTTGTTCGCCCCGCGAAGGTTGACTGGGATAAACTTCGTTCAGAAGTCCCGGCTGACGTATTCGCGGCGGCGTGGGCAGATCACGACAGAGCGACTAAACAGGCGGACGCCGTTGCGGCGGAACGTGCTGCGGTCGATAAGAAGCGGTCTGAAGACCTCAATCAAGAGTTTGGCAAGTACGTCGAAGCCGAGAATGAGAAGTTGCTTACGGCGAAACCAGAGTGGCGCGACCCGGTTAAGGGTCGCGAAGGGCGCACAGAACTTGTGAATTACGCTCGGAAGCTTGGTTTCTCGGACAACGAAATCGGTTCGATTGTTGACCACCGCGTTCTGTTGGTTCTGGACAAAGCTCGCCAGTTGGACAAACAGGCGGAAGCGAAGCCAACGATTCAGAACAAGATCGACAAGGTTCTTGTTGAAGCAACCCCCGGCTCAACCCGGACTACAACTCCACAGAAGGGAACGAAGCTACAGCGCGCTAAGGCGCGGGTCGCGAAGTCTGGTAGCGTTGATGACGCTGCCGCTGCAATTGCACATTTGATCGACTAAACGATCAAACCATAGGAGAAAGGTATGACGATTATCGCCAATACCTTCCAGCAGTTTCAGGCAATCGGTGTAAGGGAAGACCTGTCGGACATTATCTACAATGTCGCTCCGACTGAGTGCCCTTTCCTTCAGAATGCCGCACGCGGGAAGGTTCAGAACACGTTTTTCGAGTGGCAGACGGATACGCTTGCGAGCGCCGTTACCACCAACCAGCAGATTGAAGGTGACGACATTTCGTCCTTCGATGCGGTGACGCCGACCGTTCGTCTGGGTAACTACACGAACATCGCGCGCAAGACGGTCATTATCTCGGACACCGAAGAGGTTGTCGATAAGGCCGGTCGTAAGTCGGAAATTTCCTACCAGCTTGCGAAGAAAGGTAAGGAACTGAAGCGCGACATGGAAACGGCCCTCACGGCCAATGTCGGCGCGTCCGCCGGTAGCACCAGCGCCGCGCGCGTCACGGGTTCGATTCTTGCGTTTATCAAGACGAACACCGACAAGGGTGCGGGTGGTTCCGACCCTTCGTACACCAGCACGCCGACTGGAACTCGTACTGATGGAACTCAGCGTTCGTTCACTGAGTCAATCCTTAAGAACGTGATTCAGCTTGCGTGGACGCAGGGCGGAAACCCGAAGACGCTGATGGTTGGCGCGCTCGGTAAGCAGGTTACTTCTGGATTCTCCGGTATTGCTGAGAAGATCATGCAGCAGACCTCGCCGGAAGTGACGGCAATCATCGGCGCTGCCGATGCGTATGTGTCGGACTTCGGCACTCTCGCCGTGGTTCCGAACCGTTTCATGCGTTCGCGCGACGGTCTCGTTCTCGACTGGGATTTCATTCAGGTTGATTACCTCCGTCCGTTCAAGCAGGAACCGCTTGCCAAGACCGGCGATGCTGAAAAGCGCATGCTGATTGTGGAATTCGGTCTCCGCGTGAAGAACGAGAAGGCGCTCGGCCTTGTGGCAGACCTCACGCCGTAAGCAGTGAAAATACCGTTTAGGATCAACATTTCGATTCCTACGGTTATCAAAGTGGTTCGGTGGGTGGTTGAACTTGTAAGCCCACCCACCAAACCGCTCGACCCACCGGATACACCACGGACCCAATAATGCACTTCCTCTTTATCGCAGCCGCGATTGCGCTGCCGTCTTTCATTCTTAGCCCGCTCCTGAGTCTCGTTCTCCCGGCGGTCGTCGGCGCGCTCGTTTCGCCTGTGTACGCTGCGGTGAAGCGTGCTTCGACGTTCGTTGACAATCTCGCTCCGCAGGTCCACGTTATTGTTCTCGCGGCGCTTTCGTTCGTCCTCCCGCAGCTTGGCAATCTTATCCCCGGCTTTCAGCCGACCAGCCTCGCAGGCATCGACACCACGGCGGTTCAGGCAGTTCTGACCTTTGTGGCCTCACAGGTTACGCACCTTCTGCTCTCGAAGCCTTCGACCCCCGCGCCGACCCCGGCCCCCGTCGCTAAGGTTTCCGCGCCCGCTACTCCGGTCGCGAAGTAACGCATGAGCAGGTCAGTTTCGGATGCTCGTCTGTTCGACTACGATGAACAGACGGGCACCGCTGAATACTTCCACTACAACCCGGACGACGATTCTTTCGTCATCCAGACACAGACGGATATTCAGCCGATCCTAGAACTCAACCACGAACGCTTCAAGGCTTCGCATGGCTTTAAGGGTGAGTGGAATCACGTTGCGACGATACCGGACGTGGTTGTACAGCAACTCAAAGCAGACGGCATCTACGATGACCCCGACCGCATGAAGGTCTGGCTCAATGCCTCTGAGAACCGGATGTTCAGAACGCGCCCCGGTCGCATCTAATGCCAGCATTGCTCAACGCGAGCGGCGAGAAACAGTACAAAGTCACGATTGCCATTCCAGCGCAAGATCAAGTCGCCACCGGGTTCGCACTTGACCTTGCGTTGCTCGTTGCGGACGTGGCGAAGAATCATCCCAACATCGCTTTTCGCACGTCTGTCGTTCGCGGCACATATCTGCCGCAGCAACGCATGACGTTGGTGAAGGAAGCGATCCAGTCGGGATCAACGCACATTTTGTGGATCGACAGCGACATGCGTTTCCCCAAGGACAGTTTGATCCGACTGCTGGATCGCGACCTAAAGATCGTCGGGGCGAACTATCCAATGCGCCGCACGCCGATCCTGCCGACCGCAACTGACCTTAAAGGTATGCCCGCATTCATGGACGAAACGGATGGCGGCGTACTCGAAGTTGCGCATATCGGCTTCGGACTTCTATTGGTCGATGTAGACGTGTTCCGCAACATGCCCGCTCCGTGGTTCGCGCTTGGTTTTAGCGCCAAGTTTGAAGACTACGAGGGCGAAGACGTGTTCTTCTGCCGTAAGGCTCGCACCGCCGGAATTCCCACCTTTGTTGATCTAGACCTGTCGAAAGAAATTGGGCATCTGGGCGAATTCACCTACAAGTACCAGCACGCGAACGTGATTCGCGAAGCATGGAAAGAACAGAACGGCGGGGACGTATAAATGCTGACCAATTACGGAGAGCTTCAAGCGTCGATTGCGGACTGGCTTAACCGCGCCGATCTGGTTGCGCAGATTCCAGACTTCATCGCACTAGCGGAAGCCAAGATGAAGCGGAAACTGCGCCGCACTAGCGTCCGCACGACTATCACGATTAGTTCCGACACCACCGCGCCCCCGGCGGACATGGTTGAACTGCGCTCCATTCGGCTCATTACGGGACAGCCGGACTTGGACCGACCCCTGACGCTTGTTTCGCCCGAAGTGCTGGCAGAAATGCGTGCGATGCAGGGAAACGCTATCGGACGCCCACGCTGGGTGTCCATGATCGCAGGCCAGATCGTCGTGACACAGCCGCCCGATGCCACCTACACCGCCGAAATCATATACTTTCAGTCGCTCATTCCGCTGTCCAACACGAACACGACCAACATCGTGCTCACCGCCGCCCCGGACGCCTATCTCTTTGGCGCACTGCTCGCGGCCTCGGTGTTCTTGGAACACGACGAGCGCATTCCGGTTTGGCAGACGGGCTTTGACAATGCAATTGATGAACTGAACGATGTGCGCGACCGCGAAGAGTATAACGCAAGCGTGCGCGGTATCCGGCTTCCCGTGGTGTTTCAGTAATGCCAGATCAAATCTTCACGCTCGGTGAGCACAACGCGGCTATTCGTGACCTTCTGGTAGGGCAGAAGGCCATGCAGGATGACATAACCGAAATCAAGGAGAGTCTCGCAGAGCGGCGTGGCGAGCGCCGTGCGATTTTGTGGCTCGGTGGCACCATAAGTACCGTTATAAGCTTCGTAGTAACAGCGATTGCGGCGCTCGTTGCGCGAAAGCACTAATGCAGCTTACGCTTCAGCGCGACGACCAGAACGCGATTCGCACGCTCGGGACGCTCGGGCAGTGGCAGACTCTAGAACTGCCGTGGGAAAACAACGTGAAAGACAAATCGTGCATCCCCGCCGGAACCTATCTCTGTGAACTGCGCTTTTCGCCAGTACACAACATGAAGTTGTTCTGGATCACGGGCGTCAAAGATCGCGAAGACGTTGAGATTCACTGGGGCAATTTCGCACGCGATACAAAGGGGTGCGTACTGCTCGGTATGTCGCGCGAGAACAACGCGATTGACAACTCGCACACTGCCTTTAATCAGTTCATGGAGAGTCTTCAGACCGTCTCGACATTCATCTTGCAGATTGTGGACCCCGTAAAGTAAATGCCCGACATGAAGCTGGTTCCTTTGAAATTGCCCCCCGGCTACGCTAACAACGGCACCGTCTACCAGACGAAAGGCCGTTGGCACAGCGGTAATCTGGTGCGTTTCTTTCAGGGCAACATTCAGCCTGTCGGTGGTTGGCTCCCGCGCACGCTCTCGGGTGCGTCGATAGTTGGCACGCCAAGTGCTGCGATTGCTTGGACGCCAGATACAGGCACCGTAGCTCAGACACCTATTCTCGCGATTGCCACTACATCAAATTTGTACGTGGTTGTGAGTGGAGTCGTACATGATATTACGCCTGCTGGCTTTCCTTCTAATAACGCCGCGCGCACTTGGACGCTTGATGTATTCGGCTCCTATCTTGTCGCCCAACCAATTGTAGAGGGTGATTTTTCGATCAATATACATTTGTATGTCTGGACGGGTGATGTGACCGCAGCCGCCGTTGCAGCCTCTGGCGCACCCCCCGCCGGACGTGCTGTTGTTACGACGCCGGAACGGTTCCTTGTTCAGATTGGCGGCTACGATCCGAACGGGGTGTATGATCCGGTTACTCCGACCAACACGCCACCGCTTTCGCGCACGGTGTACTGGGCCAGTCAGGAAACTACCGATACGTGGATTCCCGCTGTCACCAACTCAGCCGGATCGTTTCCGCTCGCTACAGAAGGTGCGGGTATGGCCGGGGCGCGCATTCGCGGCGGTACGTTGATTTGGACCAACGTAGACTTGCATCTGATGACGTACATCGGCGGCATCCTGCTCTACAGCTTCAATAAGGTTGGAGATGAATGCGGCATAATTAGTAGCCGTGCAGCGGTGACGCTCGACTCTGTGGCGATGTGGATGGGACAGAATGGGTTCTTCCAGTACAACGGCTATACGACTCCGCTGCCATGTGAAGTGCAGGACTACGTGTTTGGGAACATCAATATGTCCCTAGCGCGGAAAATCTGGGCGCTCTCGAATCCGGCGTACCACGAAGTAACGTGGTTCTACCCCAGTGCCACAGCGACCGAAATTGATAGCTACGTGACTTACAACTATATTGAAAACCATTGGGTCTTCGGGTCACTTTCGCGCACTTGTGGCGTGCCAATTGAACTCCCCGGCACGGTGCCGGTTCTCGTTGACGCCAACGGCGTTGTCTACGATCACGAAACGGGCACCAGCCGTAGCGGCTCGCCAACACCCTTTGTCGAAAGCGGCCCCGCCGAAATCGGTGATGGCGATACGCTAATGAACATCGAACGTCTTGTTCCAGATGAAGATAATCTGGGAGACGTGCTACTCACTGTGTATGCGCAGAATCGCCCGATGGGCGCACAGACAACGCACGGGCCATTCATTATGAAGAACGAACCCGCCAATGTTCGCGTTAAGGCGCGACAGGTTCGGCTTCGCTTCTCGCAGTATGACCCGTCGCTTCTGCTTGGGCCGACAGTTCTCTTTCACTACTCGCTCGGTGATGCTATGACGCAGGCAACGTACACGCGCAACAGTGTGGCAAACTTCAGTTCTGATGGTGCGGGTACAGTGACAGCGCCGCCGGTTCACAGTGGCAACTGGCGTATCGGCACAATGCGCGTGGGCGCAATTCAGACAAGCAAACGCTAATGGCAATTCCGACTCTTCCGAACGTATCTAAGCAGTATGATCCGGAAAACGAAGCGCAGATGCGCGCCCAGATTACTCAGGCGCTCACTGCGGTATCGACTGCGGTCGCACCGTTCCCGCTGATTACTTCTATTGTACCATTCTTCAAGCCGGATAGTTCGGTGCAGATGACGGTCGTGGCGAATACGGCCAGCGCGTCGATTAAGGTTGCGGTTAGCACCAGCGCATTCCCTTCCGCCGCCGATGTTGAAGTGACAGTTGCAGCTAACGGGACTTCGGTAGTGTTCGATTTCCCCGGCCCGTATTCATTCGGGACTACGGTGTACATTTCGGCCTTTTCGTATTCTGGTCTGGGCGGCACTGGCGCGCGTAGTTCGCTATTCACCACTCAGATTACTCGCGCTACCGGATTTCCGGCGCTCGAAGTCGTCATTACCAATACGGCCACGACAAATCTTGTTGATTCATTCACAGTTACGATTGTCGATTCAACGGGCACACTCTCAGGCGCGGTTGCAGTTACGGTAAACGAAACCGGGCACGGTACCATTACCAACGATACGCTGAGTTTGCCGCTCGCAAACTTCAGTGCTACAATTGGTGTGACATATCACTTCCACGACACCAAGAATACCAACGGGTTCCTTGGCAACGACCAAGTTAGTTTCACTGCTACATTGGCGGGCGCTTCAACCGGGTATGGAGTGTGGTTCGCCGGAAGTGCTAACCAGACCTCGCTCTCAGTCATTATTCAGGCAGTTTCGACCGCCAACACTGACGCTACGTTCACGATGACGGTGGTAGACCCAACCGGACTTCTGAGTGGCACGGCGGCGGTTGCGCTCACACAACTCGGACTGATTGCACTTCAGAATGTAACGCTTGGCATTCCAGCCGCGAACTTTACTGCGACTCTCGGAACGCCGTACACGTTTGATGCCACTCTGAACGGTGCATTTCAGGGTGCGGGCAATGTAACGTTCACGGCAACCCGCTCGGATGCGCTCGAAGGCTTCGGGCAATGGTTCGCCCCAGCAGCAAGTCTTGGTGGGCTATATTTTGAGTTTTTGCAGACAGCCGTAACGCCTACAACCATGAGTTTTACTGCTACTCTATTGGACCCAACAGGACAACTCACCCTAGTTAACACCACGGTTTCTTGGCTCGGACTTACAAGTTTACACGACGATACACACTCTATCGCTGTGCCAAACACAGGACTGCTCACTGGTTATACAGTAGGTGTTCCGGTCACATATACCGCGACCGTTGGCGCTCCATTTCAGGGCGGCGGTTCAATCAAGTTTGTCTCGGCTGCTGATGCTACGCATGCTGCTGCTGTTGCAACTTGGGTTATTTCAGCGGCGGCGCTTGGGGCGCTGCATTTTGATTTAGAACAAGTAACAGCTACATCAAATACTGTTACTTTTTCAGTAACACTTCTCGACCCTACGATTCAACTAACTACAGAAACGGTATCTGTATCATGGAACGGAATAGGATCGCTATTTGATAATGATGCTTCGGTAAGTGTCCCGAGTAGTGGATATTCCTATACGGCTACTATTGGAAATACACGCTCGTTTACTGCCACACTTAGCGGACCTTTTTCTACCACGGGGGCAGTGAAGTTCGTATCTGGGGGCGATAGTACGCACGCTGCCGCAACTGCAACTTGGTTTGCTTCTAACGCCGAACTAGGAGTTTTGGCGTTTGAGTTTTCACAAATATCTAGTACAGCTACCACAGTAACGTTTACTGCGCAACTTCTCGACCCCACCTCTCAGCTAAGCACAATGGGGTGTACTGTTTCTTGGAATGGCCTAGATGCACTACACGACGACACACATTCGTCAAGTGTGGTTCCGACTGGATCAGCTATTACATTCACTTTTGGTATTCCCGTGCAGTTTACTGCAACTCTTAGCGATGCTTTTCAGGGTGGGGGTTTTGCCAAGTTTGTATCTGGTTCCGACGCTACACACTCGGCGGCATTTGGTACTTGGTATACCGCGCAGGCGGACCAGCAAGCGACCCCGACACTAGCTATTGTGATTGGTAATAATCAATCTTCTACCGATCAAACTGCTAAAGCGTCGATGGTGGTGAACACGCCCGATAACATAGCTAGTATAAAATGGCTTGCTAGTATAAGTTCGTATCCAACCCAAGCGGCTGTAGCGAGTGGCGGTACTTCCGTAACAGGTGGTTCACCGTTTTCTGTATCCGACCTCGGTGTGATTCTTAATTTGGGCGATACGGTATTCGTTACTATTATAACAATTGATACGCATGCCGTGGTCACGGGACTATTTTATCGTGAACAGGCTACGCGCGAAAGTCTTTCTGCTACTAAAACTGCAATTTACTCAGTAGGAAGTCTACTGCGGTTTAACAGCGTAGTGGCTAGTGGTGATACTGCGGTATATAGCCCAACAAACGACTATATACAATCAGTAGGAAGTGCTAGTCAGCCAACTATACCGGCTTACCAGATTTTCTTCACTGCTGATTTGGCCCTCCCAAAAGCAGCTACAATACTTACTCTTTCTGGTGACTTGTATCTCAACGGTTTTACCGCAAACGCCGCCAGTTCAGTACTATTATACGTTGCTGCACCGGGAACGGACATATTTGCCGCCGGGCCAGTTGCCTCGGTAACTGCTGCCAATACTGCTGCCTTTTCCGCCCCAAATGCCTCGCTAAGCACAAACACAACCGGCAACCGTATTATGGCGGGGATTTCTCTGATTGTTGGAATTAACATTAGTGGCGCGGACGATGCGCGCTTCCGTTCTTTCAGTATCACCTATCTACCGGCCAATACACAGGCGACTGTATAATGCGTCCACCGATTGCTCCCGAGACCCAGACCCTTCTGGATAAACTGACTCCCCCGGTCGGGCGCGAAAGCACCGCCCATACGGATACGCTGTATGCAATGATCGAACCGCTCCATACGGCGGTCGAGCATCTGGAAGACAAGTTGCGACAGATGAAGCGCGACCTTCGCGCCGCGGACCGCACCGAGAACGCCGAGTACGCGCACAGCTTCTTCAACCGCTTTAAGAACAGTATCGCAGCAGCAGAGAAGCAAGCAACTGATGCTATCGCTGCACTCGAAGCTCTGACGGATACGGCGTTCCAGATTGACAAGTACGCACTTGAAATGAACAAATCACTCGACACTCACTATCTTAGATACCCCGCCAATCAGGCCGTGACCCCCGGCAACGATACGCCGCCAAGTGATCGTGTAACCCCCGCTGACGCGGAAGGGTCAACGGAAGTACAAGGAGCATAGCATGATTGGACGTAAAGTAGAACTCATTGGACGCAACTCGGCAGCGAATGAAAAAGCTCCGGTCGCGAACAAGATCAAGATGTTTATGGATAGCGTGACTAACCGCATCGCGGCTATCGACAGCAATGGAAAGTTGGTGTATTTCGGTGGAACTACCACTGCGGATTATCGTCTTCAGAACATTCGCGAATTCGCGGCTGGGGTTACAACCTACACGCCGGGTACGGGCGTGGCGTCAATCTTCGTGCAGGCAATCGGCGGTGGTGGGGCGGGCGGTGGTGTTGCTACGGCGGCGACTAACGCGGGCGCGGCGGGTGGCGGCGGTGGTGGTGCTTTCTCCGCAGCCTTCATCAGCGGGGCAACTCTTTCCGCTCTTACGGTTCCGATCACGATTGCGGTCGGTGCAGCGGGCGCAGCCGGTTCGGCGGGGGCAAACGCTGGTGGCGCTGGTGGCGATACCTCGTTTAGCACTGGCCCAAACCTCGTACTCGCCAAAGGTGGTGCGGGTGGTGGTGCAGATACCGTCGCGGCTGGTCCGCGTGTTGCGGGGGCGGGCGGGGCTGGTGGTGCTTCGGCCAGCGGCCTTGGTGACATTGTGCTTGATGGCAACGCAGGCGAGTATGGACTTGCTCTTGCTGCCGCTCAGGCAATTTCCGGCAATGGCGGTAACGGTTCCGGAAGTCTCAGCGGTGGCGGCGGACTGGGCAAGGTTGCTCAGGGCGCTGGTATTGCTGGCGGAAACTACGGTGCTGGCGGGTCGGGCGGATTGATCCTCTCCGGTGGCGCGAGCGTAGCTGGTGGCGCTGGTGGTGCTGGCCTCATGGTTATCTGGGAATTCGCGTAAGGTGAACGTACCAACGGCAGAAGTGCCGGATATTTCGGCATTCAAAACGCAGATTGAATCGGCACTTCTGACGTATGGGCGCGGCGAGTACACTTACGCCGATGTTGTAAAGATGGTTGAACGCAATGAAGCACAGTTCTGGCCGGGAAAAGAATCTGCTGCGATCACGCAGATTCTTGAATACCCGAACAAGAAGGTTCTGCACTTCTTCATTGCAGTTGGAAACCTAGCAGAAATGGAAGCATGCACTCCGCTCATTTGCGAGTGGGGTAAAGAACAAGGTTGCACTGCTGCCACCCTGACTGGACGTAGAGGGTGGGAGCGCACATTCATGGCTCGTCAGGGGTGGGAGCCAACACTGTATACTTTGGAGAAAGCACTATGATAGCGGCGGGAAAAGTAAGCGCCTCTGCGAGCGGGACTACTACGAGTAGCGGCCCTAACGCACAGAATCAGGCGTGGATTCGGCAGATCATGTCCGCCGCACAGGGCGCGGGTAGCAGCGGGCCTTCGCCTCTTGTTACCGGGGCAGCGGATACGTACAACAACCAGCAGGCAGCGGGCAAGGTTGGCACTAGCGCACTTTCTGGCGATCCTACTGCCGTCAATCAGTTGATGAACCCCTATATGACGCAGGTTATTGGGGCGAACAACGCACAGTGGCAGAACACCAACGCGCAGGATATCAACGCGAGCAACGCGAACGCCACCGCTGCTGGTGCCTTCGGCGGCTCGCGCGCAGCGATCCAGAACGGTGCCGTGCTTTCCGCGAACAACCTCGCGCAGAATACGCAGACCGCAGGACTGCTTTCGCAGGGCTATACCGACGCGATGGGGCAGGCCAGCACGCTTGCCAATATGGGTTCCAACGCCGCTGGTGCAAACGCCACCCTCGGCATGGGCGGTGTTGGGAGCGCGCAACAGTGGCTCTTGCAAATGCTGAAGCAGGGATACAACGGTCTTCCGGTCGGCACCACGGGCCAGACGAACACTGCGAGCGGAGACGGTTCGGTTTACTTCGGAGGCTAATATGTCTTTCTTTGACGACTACGACGACGAAGGCCAGAACCCGATTACGGTTCAGGGACAGGGCGGACCTCCGACCAGCATCCCCATTCAGAACGGAATGCAGGATCAGGGTCTACTCCCGCTTCCGAATTCTGTCACGAACCAGCTTGACCCCAATACACCGGGGTCGGCTCCTTTCGTGCCGTCGCTCGACAACTTGATTCCCCCACCGCAGCAGAAGCAGTCGATTCTATCCAAGGTGCATGACGCACTTACGGGCGGAAATACCCCCGCCGGGTATGACGCGCTGCTCACGCCGCAGGAAATGCAACAGGCGCGGCCTTCACTGTTGCAGGCGATCTTTCGCGGCAACCGTCCGGGGCCGACGCAGCAGTACCAGCAGAATCTGGATCACATTATCCAGATGCACCAGATTGCGATGGGCGTTAACACTGCGCAGCGATACCAGAAAGTCAACCAGTACATCGCGCAGAAATACCCGTCGCTCGACCCCATGTCGTCCTCACAGGACCAGCGCAACGCACAGTTGCAGTCTATGTACGCGGACATGGTTCGCCTCGGTGGCGATCCGGATATGATTGGGAAGATGGGAGAAGTAGTCAAGCAGACAGCTAGCGTCCCCAAGCAGCCTGCTCGCGAACTTAAATACGTTGACCTTGGCGACCATCTTGAAGTGCGCGACCCGGTAAGTGGTGCGCTCTATGGCAAACTGCCAAAGGGTCTTTCCGCCGACCAGCAGGCAGAGTTTGGGGAACGTCTCGCACAGGCAAAGGCGATTGCGGATTCGGTGGAAAATGATTCTCAGAACCGTATGGCTGAGGGACAGGCTAACCGCTTTCAGACAACGAACGCTCAACTTATGGGTTCAGCTACTAAGTACGCGAACGTCAAGAATGCAATCACGCAGTTGCGCGCGGGCAACTCGGCGGCGTTTGAACCAGCGTTTATCAACTACGCGGGTGCTGTCGATCAAGGCGCGCAGCTTCGTGGCAATGTTATCAAGATGATTCAGGACGTTGACCCTTCGGTAAAGGGCCGCTGGAATATCGCCATGCAGCGCATGGCATCCGGCACTCTTCCCACAAAGGTCATTGATCAAATGGAGCAGATGGTAGACACGGCGCACAAACAGAACGCCGACTACTACGAACAGCGGCGTGCGGGCGCAGTGAAACAGAACCCGCGCATGGAAAACATGATTCCCCTCACTGCCGATATCTTCAACCTGCCCAACAGTGCTAGCAAGCCCGCGATTGACGATGCGATTGGTGGTGCGAACAAGGTTCGCGGAAGGCTCAACAAATAAATGAACCCAGACCTGAAGGCCATTTGGGACAACGTAGTCAAAGCGAAGAACAGTCCGGAGGATGCAAAAAATCCTCTGACTTCTTCGGATATTGATGCGTATATCAAAGATGAATCTAAGGGCAAGTACAGCCTCAAAGACATTACGGATACGAGTCTTCGTAACCTTGGGCGTAGCTTTGCCGAAGGTGCCACATCTAACTTTCTTCCTGCTCTTGCCAGCGGTGAAGCGCCGCAGTCCGCGTATGATATAGCGGGCAGCACTATGGATGCAATGCCGGGATTCTCTGGTGCGGGAAAGGCCGGGGCGCTGGCTGCGCATTTGATTGGTAAGGTCTCGGGCTTTCTGGGCGGCAACGAACAGACCGGACAGAGCATTGCGCTAAAGAACAAACTGTTTCAGGAAGCACACCCGGCGGCAGATTTCCTAGCCAACGGTGCCGGTATGGTCGGAGCCAGCCTGCTCGCACCAGAGGTCGGCGCGGAAGAGGGCGGCGCGCGTCTTGGCGCTAAGATGTTGAATACGGGTGCCAAGACCGCTGCACAGGGCACCGCCGCTACGGTCGGCTCTGAGAGTATGAATCCAAACGGCGTCTCTGGTGGCGATGTGGCGTTGGGCGCTGGTGCGTCTGGGCTACTGGGCGCGGGGCTTGCTGCGGGGGGTCACGCACTCGACTTCGTGCGCAATCCGGAAACACGCTCCAATTCCTTTATTGGCAAACTTCTGGACGAAATCGGCTACAACAAACTGAAGGCCAAGAACGCCGACTTCGCCGCAGGGAATCGCGGTGGCGATGTACGACTTGCCGATCTGGACCCGCGCCTCGGTGCGGCGGCAGACTTCGTGGCGAACAAAAGCCCTGACGTTAACATGGCGATGGACAAGGCCACGCTCGCACGCGAGCAGGGCAAGCCGGGGCGCATGCAGAATGATCTGGGCGAACTCTTCAGCGCCGATCCTAGCGTGCCGCCGGACCCGAATGCGGAGCTTCCGTTTGCCGGTGGACGCCAGCAGTATCGCCCATTCGTTCCGGGTACTGGTAAGATTGGTGCCGACGAAGCCGCACTACGCACTTGGGCCAAGGGACCAGAGGGCTACGGCGGTCTGCCGGAAACCCCCGCAAACACTACGTTCGCTTCGCCGGAACCGTCCGCAGAAGCCAAGGCCGCGCAGGCAACCTACGAGTCTGCCAAGGCAGTAGTGGGCGACAACCCTTCTCCTGCTGTGCAGAAGTCGCTGGATGCGATGAAGGCGAAGGCCGATGCACTCATGCCGCAATTGAATCCGACCGAACAAATTTTTGCGCAGTATCTTCAGAAGCCCACTGTGCAGAAAGTCCTTGGCGAAGCCACTCAAATGGGACTCAACGGCGTGCCCGTTTCCCCCGCCGAAGCCGCCACCACATCCAAGCTCGTACACATGAACTCGCGTCTTGGTGATCTTGCTGGACAGGCGTTTGATCGTGGTGCCAGCGGGCTTGGGAACTCTATCAAAGAGGCACAGGGAGAACTGAAGGATCATCTGATCGAAAATCTCCCCGGCTTCTCTGACGTGAACTCGAAGTATGCCGCGAAGATGGGTGGCATCGAAGCCACCGAAGCTGGTGTTGATGCGTGGACCGATCCCGAGAGTCGCGGCATAAAGCAGGTCATGGCAAAAATGAGTGATACTGACAAGCAGAACTACCGCTACGGCATGGCGTCCGAACTCACGCAGAAACTTCGCGGCCAGAACGGTGTGGCTATGGCGCGGCAGTTGCAGACGCCGGGAAGCGCCCTTCAAGATAAGCTTCAGACGATGTTCGGCTCGAAGGATGTGTTTGACCAGTTTATGAAGCGCGCCGACCTTGAATACACCATGTCGCAACTTCGGCGTGCTACGGGCAATTCCACCACTGTCCTTCGCGGCAACGCCCAAGGTGGCATAAACCCCATGCAAATGGGCCTCCAAGCTATGTCCACGAACGTTGCCTCGGCTCCGCACCTTGCGCAGTCTGCAATCATACGTGCTTCGGCACGCATGGCAAAGGCGAGCGTGCTGCGCGCCGAGTCTGAACAGGCAGGACGTGCGCTTATGACGCGGGGAACGCCAGCTATTGATGACCTTCTTGCGAAGTTTCAGGGGCGCGCTAACGTTCCTACTGCGCCGCCGGTTGCTGCTCCTTTGGCTCCTGTTATCGGTGCTAACCTTCCCCGGCTACTCAACCCGCAGCAACAGTAAGATGCCGCCGGTCGATCCTACACTGCAAATTCCACTCAACCCACAGCCGAGTGGCGACCCGCAGTTGGCGTACAAGAACAACAATCCCGGCAACCTTCAGTATGCCAACCAGCCGGGGGCGATGCCGGGGGAGAAGGGCTTCGCTCGCTTCGCCACGCCGGACGCGGGCGCGCAAGCCCTGCACGACCAGCTTGCACTTGACCAGTCCCGCAACCTGACACTGGCGCAGTTCGTCAAGAAGTACGCACCGCCGGGGGCGAATGACACGCAGCAGTACACGCAGCAAGCGATGCGCGCTCTCGGTATGAAGGCCAATACCAGCATCGCAAGCGTGGACAGAGCTAGGCTTGCTGGCTTTGTGGCTCATAAGGAATCGGGCACGGACCTCTCCGGGTTCACCCCGAAACCCGCCGCATCGTGGCTCGACCCGTACATACGACCCGATAACACTAGGGTCAAGTAAACAGAAAGCCCGCTCTACTGAGCGGGCTTTTTGCTAATGTCACTTCCATACAGGGCAACGCATCGCAGACAGAACGTCTCGGTTGTCTTGCCGGTCGTGACTTGCGCCATGACCTGTTCGTGCGGTGGGCGGCGTCCGCACTTATCACAGGTCAGGCGACCGTCCTGCACGATGCTATCCACGTTTGCGCCGCACTGCTTTCGCTATCGGAGCCACACGCCGAAGTAGCGCA